ATGCCATGTTCCATGCAATTTGATGAGGGGAGACAAAAACCTGATTACTTTTTGATACTTTTAATTCAAGCCAAAAAGAGCGACTATCCCAAACAATATGTACATCAGGAATACCCCCACCGTGCTTGTTTTCTATGCGTGTGGCAAAACTATTCTTGGGAAGGCTGTTCTTCAATTGAATCCAAAAGTTTGCCTCCGGTCCTTTGCTCATTCTCGATGACCTCGTATTCACCTTCGACAGTAAAGGCTTGCGGATACTTCTTTTGCAAATCGGATAGTCTAGCAACTATTTCATCACGGGATAATTGATCCATTGTGTTGATATTTTCTCTTCTATCAATGGTTAATCCACCCAAAGCAGAGCGTATTTTTTCGGCATTTACTGCTGCGGAAAATTGTCCAGCCTCTTCGGCTCCTAGTGACAACTTGTGGAACCGCTCCATTTGACCCATTAAAGTCACACCATAGCGTCGTTCTTTTTCTTCTCTTAGTTCTGCTACATATTCCACAACATGAGGATAGTCTCTTCCATTAAGTAGATAAGATGCCTGTTTAGCGGCTAAGTCAGATGAATAGCCTGCTTTACGTGCACATTCTGCATTTGAATGCACCCCTTCTGTGACAAACTTGGCAAAGTTTTTTTGTCGATTAGTCAGGATACGATTATGGGATTTTTCAATCTTTTTTATTGATGACATTGCAACACCTGCATACTTTTACGACATAATATACTGGTTTATCTTTCAAGAACAAGCTTCTCAAGAGCTATGCAATATTTAAGAGGGGGTTGCATAATTGACATAGCTGCAATAGGCCTTTTCCCCCACTAAACGTAAACACCGTAAACACATTGTAAACAGAGGGCAGGGTTTAAAGTTCTGTTATTAAAAGATTTTATTTTTGCTGTTTACGCTGTTTACGCTGTTTACGGTCTAAAATTTTTTGAAAAAAAAAAAAAATAAAAAATGCGAAAATGTATTTATAGCGTAAACACTGTAAACAGCTTGCATCGGTTCGTTGTTTCAACTATTCTGCATATACGTTGAAACAACGTTTTAATAACAGCTAAGGAGCAAATATCAATGAAACTGCAATTAAAATCTATTAAGTACACTGAGTGGATGTCTGAAGAGACATTATGTTTTCGTGCAAATCTTTGGGTTGATGGCAAGCCGTTTGCTGAAGTTAGCAATGACGGTCGTGGCGGCCCTCACTGTATTTATCCGCATCATAAATTCAAGGGTGAGATGCCTTTTGACAGCATGTTGAAAGAGGTTGAGGCGTATTGTGCAGCTATGCCTAATCTCGAGCCGTGTGAATTGTATTCAGTCGGGTCTGTACATTACGCTGAGGGTTTGCCTATGGACTTAGAACTGTGGTGCAATTTTGAGGTTGATGCGTGGTTATTACGGCGTGACATGAATCGCAAGTTGAAGTCTCATGTTTTGTTTCAGATTGAGGGCAAGGATGGCATTTACCAGACCAAGTATTATCCTAGTAAGACTGACGGTTCGTGGACTGTGTTTGGTTCTGAGAAGAGGCGCATATTGAATGACATGTCCGAGGCTGATGCTCTTGCTATTTTTAAGAAGGAGATGTCTTGATGCCTAACCATTGTTATCAGCGTGTACGCATTACTGGGGACAAGAGGCAGATTTCTGTTTTGAAGTCTCAATTACTAAACGAGCGTCGTTTTTGTGATGCGGTTATTCCCACGCCATTAGAGCTTTGGTCTACTGCTGCCAAGCCTAATTGGTATAATTGGCGTTTAGAGAATTGGGACACTAAGTGGGACGTTGTTCCATTTGTTCGGAATGAAGATGACGACAATCCTTTTGATATTGAGACGAGTTGGGAGGATGGTGAGGGGGCTGATTTTAATCTTTCCACATCTTACGAACTGGTGGCTTGGTTTTCTTTTGCATGTTGGACTGCTTGGGGACCGCCTCATAACGTTTGGCGTAAGTTAATGGATATGGGTCTTTGTGTTGAGGCCAAATATTTTGATGAGGGTGGTATGTTTGTTGGGTCTTGGTCTGACGGAATTCTTGATGAATGGATGCCTGACGATAACATTAAAGAGACGAAGGCTGTTTGTAGTTTTGTTTATGCTGACGAGAATTACTTTTTTTATGAGGAGAATGAGGTATGACCAAACGTTCTGATAAATCTTATCGTGAGTTTCGTGCTGAACATCGAGGTTCTTGCGACCGCTTTTATGGTCGCAGTCCCCGTCCACATATTTGGTTGGATGGCATAGGTTGTGAGGAGGTTTTAGAGCCTGACATGTCTGCTGTGGAGGTTCAAAGATATTGGCATGGATATGACAATGAGGAAGACCGGAAGGATTGGTAGTAAGGATGAGTGCGTATTACAATGAGATTGATCCTTATACGGCAGATTGGCTCCGCAACTTAATTGTTGCGGGGCATATTGCTGACGGTGTGGTTGATGAGAGGAGCATTAGTGATGTCAGACCAGATGAGCTTTTTGAATTTACTCAATGTCACTTCTTTGCGGGGATCGGAGTTTGGAGTCATGCGCTCCGAAGTTGCGGTTGGCCCGACACCCGACCAGTTTGGACGGGGTCCTGTCCGTGCCAACCTTTCAGCGGCGCAGGCACAAGAAAGGGGGTATTTGATGAGCGGCACCTCTGGCCTCACTGGCACCACCTCATTCGCGAGTGTAGACCTTCAACGATTTTTGGAGAACAGGTTGCGAGCAAAGACGGCCTTGGTTGGCTCGACCTTGTACAAGCTGACGTGGAAGGAGAGGGTTACGCCTTCGGGGCTTTCGATCTCTGTGCTGCGGGGTTCGGTGCGCCGCACATCAGGCAGCGTTTATGGTTCGTGGCCCACTCCGACGACGCGGGATCACAAGGGCGGATACCGGGGCGGTCGGGTTCGGAACGGCAAGATCAGCACGGATACATTGGATGTAGCGGCACAGTTGACGGGCTGGACAACGCCAGCGGCGACGGATGGGACGCGGAGCGGCACGGGAGTTACGGCGGGGATGTCCGGGTCGAGTTTGACGCAGGTGGCAAAGATGGTGGTTCGCGGGTGGCCGACCCCGAATGCGACCAACAACGGTCGGGGCGAGAAACCCGACGCGAAGGTCAAGCGCGGGATGAATGCGGGTTTAAACCCAGCGGACGCGGCGAGGTTAGCGGGGTGGAAGCATCACGGGGCGCGGCTAACGGCATTTGGGGAGATGTTGACTGGCTCTTCTGCAAAGATGCCAAGTGGAGGCCAGTTGAACCCGAATCATTCCCGTTGGTTAATGGGGTTGCCAATCGCGTGGGACGATTGCGCGCCTACGGGAACGCGATTGTCTCGGAAGTTGCGCAAGGACTAATTAGTAGTTTTATGGAGAGAGAGAATGAAAAAGTATAGAGAAGAGATTAAGGCACTTAATAATGCGGCATGGCAGGCGGTTCGAGGTTGCCCGTATAATTCTTCCCATCCGACGAAGTCGGCATTGATTCGCATTGCATGGGAAATTAATGATCTTTTTGATGATGAAACATGGGACGTTGGTGAGGGCTGATTCGGAAGGATACCGCTGGCGAGGCATTCTCCATATGATTAAACCTTCCGCCCTATATAACCAACCCTCACTTTGAGTTTGGAGACAAATATTAACTTATGCAAGTAGGAACTATGAAATGAATGATGGAATAACAAAAATAACAGAAGCAGTTGTAGAAGAGACTGTATACAACGCAAAAGGACGTAGTGGATTTGCGGTCAACAAGGAAGGGGATGGAATTTTTTTACACTCCAGGATTGTGAGCAAGGTAGGCTTGTGTACGGGTGATGTCATACAAGTTCATGTTGTTCCAAATTATCCCGACAAAAGGAAACAAATAAAATACAGAGCCATGAGAGCAAAGATAATTAAAAAGGATATGAGGGAGAGGAATCCTATTAATCTTGATTATCTTTCGGACGATTGCGCTACGAATATCAGAAAACTGTTAACAGAGGGAGAATGGTCTACTCTTACATTGATAGATATATGTGAAGAACTTGCGGAAGAAGAACAGGTTGTGTATGATACACTTGCAACTATGCCTGATGTTCGCAGTACAAAGGCATATTATATTGTTTGAGGTTTGATATGCCAGAGAAAAAGAAAAACAATCTTACTAAAAAGATTGCACCGACCGACTCTAAATATAAGAATATAGCTTTGTTTCCAGATGATCGTTTAAAGTTAAAAGAGATGGCGACAGCGGAACAAAGGTCTATGACGAGACAAATGTCTGTTATCTTAAAAAAAGAGTATGCAAGGTTTTTAGAAAATGATACAGTGTAGTTGGTAAGACCTTCCGCTTACCACTGACGACGTTTACCTCTCTACTTAACCTAGCCACAACTGTACAACTCCTCCTTGTGGCTAGGTTTTTTTTAACTTTTAAACACGATATTGTTATGTTTCACAATTCTAAGAAGGTTGTCGTTACTCATACCCAGCTTCATCATAGCGGCTTTTTTGGTATAACCTGCATCTGCTAACTCTTTAACTTGAACTTTGCGTGTTTTTCTATTTCCGTTTTGAGGATCTCTTGGTCTTTTTTTAGCATATGAATGAGCATGTGAATAAGAGTATCCTCCGTTTTGCGCTTTTAATCGTTTATTGCAAGTTTTTGCATCAATTTTCATTAAATCAAGATATGTGAGCGGGGCGGTGTTTTCGTTGTTTTCATCGTCTGTCATTTGTTTTTGCATTCGTTACTTAGGCCCTTTTTTCCTTTTTTTAATTTTTCCGGTTCTTTTGTGTATCCACGGATTTGTGTAACGTTGTTTCGGCTCATACTTTTTAACAAAGCTTCCCCAAATTCTGGCATTATTCCTGTGTGTAGTGCTAGGGCAGCGGAGGCTGTTTTGATGTTTCTCAAGCCTCTTTTATAATCCACCATAATTTCTACCACTGCGTCGTGGCTGTCTTGCTCAGTCTTAACCATTCTCTTGCATTTTCTCCTAATGTCTTTGCACCTAGTTCAATTTTATTTCGCAAAGCCTCAACGATTTTTTCATCGATGGTGTTTGGAGTAATTAAATCTACGTAGGTGACTTTCTTTGTTTGCCCGATACGATGGGCTCGATCCTCACTTTGTATTCTAGTCTCTAGGTTAAAATCATTTGCATAGAAGATAACCAGGTCTGCTTCAGTGAGGGTAATTCCATATCCAGCGGTTTGTGGATTCCCGACGAAATATTTTATAGAACCGTTTGGGTTTTGAAAATCTGAGATGAGCAGCTGTCTTTCTTTATCAGATGTTCCTCCATAATAAGCACCTGCATTTGGCAGGCTTTTTACTATATTTTCTATATCATACCGAAACCTAGAAAAGATTATTGCTTTTCCCTCATGTTCGTTGAGTATTTCTTTCAACGCTTCTATACGATTAGTGGGGAAAATTTGCAACTCTCCATCTTCTGTTTTGAGGTGGCCCGACAACACTTGTTGAAGACGAAGCATTTGCACGATCATCAACGGTGCGGTAGTAAGTTCGCCGCTTTCAAACAAGAAGTAAGCTTGTTCCTCTATACTTTTATACATTTTTTTTTGTTCAGGTGTCAGAGGTATTTGCCTTGATGTGTATATTTTGTCTGGCAAATCTAAGCAGTCTTTTTTCAATGCTCTATAAGAAAAGTAGGAGATACGTCTTTGCAAATCATCTAAATTTTTAAATCCGACTATTGTGTCGTACTCTCTTTCTGTCCATCCGTTGTAGCCTGTTTCAATGATAGCATACTTATTACGAAATCCGTAAAAGGATTCGAATCCAAGAATACCTGGTCGTAGGAATTCTGACTGTGAGAAGATATCTATGGGTGATTTTGTTATTGGTGACCCTGTTAATATCCTACGATATTTAAAAGTTTTGGCTATTTTGCATAATGCTTTAGTTCTTTTTGCCTTATAATTTTTTATCGTGGTGCTTTCATCAATAGCAATCAGCCCAAATTTTCCAAACTTTTTAGCCAGATATTGCCCAGTTTTTTGACCTTTAACTGTTGAGAAAGACTCAACGTTCATGACGAAAAGAGTAAGTCCATCAAACTTTTCGGAGACTTGCCTCATTTTTTCAAGCTGGGTTTTATTTGCATTAGAAACAAATTGTATTGCTCGATAGTTTACACAATCGGACATATGCTCTGGTATTTCTTTACGAATCCAGTTTGTGTAAACGCCTTTTGGGGCGATAATCAGGGCAAAGTTTAATAAATTATTTGAATGTAGAATTGCAAGATCATCAAGTAAAACCTTAGACTTTCCTGTTCCCATCTCCATAAAATAACCAAACACTTCTTGTTTATAAGAGTGCTTCAGAGCTTCTTTCTGATGTGTAAAAGGTTGTTTTTTAAAACAAGGATTAAATTTTTCATAGGGGTATATATTCATGTTGACGTATACTTATTATCCTCATAGTGTGTATCTTACTCACTATATGCAAATTAGTGAGTCAATGTCAATTAACCTGAAGAGGAAAAACTTTACATGATAAAAATAGAAAAGGAGAATCAAATGAGCGATATCTTTGAAAAGGCAGATGGAATTTTCAACGAGCTCTTTGATGACGCGGACTCTTTTGAGAAAGTAGACACCGATCGTACAAAAACTCTTTCTGATGTCATTAGGCAATTAGCTAAACTTGATGATGAAATCAATGAACAGGAAGAGTATGTCAAATCTTTGAGGGCAAGGCGACACAAGATTGTAACGGAAGTTGCACCTGACCTTATGGATGAAATGACCTTAGAAAAGATTGAAGTTGATGGTGTGAAAGTTTCCAAGAAAACGATGGTTCACGCTTCAATACCTGTAGCGAACAGAGAAGAGGCTTTTACGTGGTTGAGGGATAGAAACCTTGACGACATTATAAAGAACGATGTGAGTGTTACCTTTGGACGTGGAGAAGATAATGTTGCTGGTGTCTTCATGGAAGAGATGCGTCGCAACGGTTTAAATCCAAAACAGAAAACTCACATTCATGCACAAACTCTGAAAGCGTTTATTAAGGAGCGTATCACTCAAGGCAAAGAAATAGATTTAGATTTGTTTGGTGCCTACGTAGCGCCAATGGTTGAAATAAGGAGAACTAAATAATGGGTGCGTATAAGAATAAAATGCTGGAAGAAATGGATGATGAAGACCACACTGATGAGTATGGTGGCTTCATGGACAACGACGAAGACGAAACAGATTTCGAAGAGCTCATGGAAGGAGAGTGGATTGAGAGACAGATTGAAGAAGAGCTTCAAACTCGCTTGGAACTTGAGGCTGATCTTAACGAGCAGCAAAAAGCTTTATACAATAGTATGAAGGTTGAGAAGAAGATGGCGAAGGAACGCATCTCTTTGCTTAAATCTATTCTTGGGGGGGCATAAATATGGGTAACGCGGTATTAAAGAAAAAAAGTGCAGAGTTAAGCACAGATGTTATGGATGATGTCTTTGAAATGGCTGGCGCTGGGGCGGATTTCGATCCAAATGAAATTCAACCGCCACGGTTAAAAATGATTCAAAGCATGTCGCCAGAAAAAGATGAAGTTGAAGGCTTAGAAGTAGGCGACATTTATTGTAAATTAACGGGCGAAAAATGGTCTAAGCCAATTAAAATTATCGCCTGTTATGTTCGAACAAATTATCCTGTTTTTGCTGAAGAAGGTGGTTTTACAAGAGAACTTACAGAACTAGAATATAACGCTGCGAACAAAGTTCGTGAAGGCACTTCTGAGTTATTAACAGACACAGGCGAAGAAGTTATCAAAACCGATAATTATGCCTGTCTAATGAATGACGGAGATGACAATTGGCGTCCAGTAATACTTCCAATGATTAAAGCTTCATTAAAAACAAGCCGCCAATGGAAGTCAGCTATAAACGTCCGAACAATGAAGCATCCCAAAACAGGTCAGGTTGCTAAGGCACCAATATTTTACAATATTTGGAATCTTACAACCAAGGGTGTAACGAAACAGATCAAGGGAAAAAACGCTAAATATTTTGAATGGTCCGTGCAGTTAGACGGGGACGCTTCACCAGGTCAGCTTATGATGGCAAAGGACTTTCACATTTCTTGTAAGCAGGGTGCTGTAACCGTTAAATCAAATGAGAATGACAACGACGCTTCTGGCACAAAACAAACGAAGAGCCAAAGTCGCGTTAAGGACACTGAAGTTCCTTTTTAAATGTCTTTAGCAAAGCGTTTTCTTGCTGCCTTTGTTGGTTCAGAGGTCGCGCATGGTACAGCTATTGTTAAGCGAATGAATCGCAACGGCAAAGCCGAAACCGATAATCGCACTGTGCGTGAGCCTTTGGACGAGCAAAAGATCCAACGCCATCTTGATGGAGAGATAGGTGTTGGATCGATACCCATATTACGGGATAGTACCTGTAAATGGGGTGCGTTAGATATTGACGATTATGACTTAGACCATCGAGGTCTCCAAGACAAAATACAACAGTTAAAATTACCATTATTGCACTGTCGATCTAAATCTGGCGGTGCACACCTTTTTTTATTTTTACACGACTTTATAGATGCACCTACTTTGAGAGATTATTTGACGGAAATTAAAATCGCTTTGGGTTTCGCTGATGCAGAAATATTTCCTAAGCAAGAAAAGATATTGATTGAAAGGGGTGATATGGGTAATCCAATCAACCTCCCATATTTCAAATGTAAAATGACAACTAGGTATTGCTTTAAGCCTGACCTTGAAGAAATGGAGTTAGAAGAATTTTTAGTAGAAGTTGAAAATAAAAGAATTAAGGAGTTGGATTTAGAGTCTTTAAAATTTGCAGGTAAAAGAAAATATTTTACTGATGGCCCTGTCTGCCTAGAACATATATTTTCCCACGGCCCCATTGGAGACAACCGCAATCAATGCCTTACACAGATTGGAATATATATTAGGAAGAAATTTGGTGATGATTGGGAGCCAGAAATAGAACGAGAAAACCGTAAAATGTTTACGCCGCCCTTAGAGGCGAAGGAAATGTTACAAGTTCAAAAGTCGGTGGGCCGTAAAGACTATAAGTTTCTGTGTGGTCAAGAGCCCTTTAAAAGTTTCTGTGACCCAGAGCTATGTGCGACAAGACCTCATGGTATTGGCAGCGAGGCAGAGACCATGCCGCAAGTTGGTGGTCTGACAATTATGTTATCAGAGCCTCGATTATATTTTATGAATGTTAATGGCAAAAGAATACAACTGTTTACGGAACAGTTGCAAAATCCTTCGCTTTGGCAACGTGCCTGTATGGAACAAGCGAATCAAATGCCTCCAATAGTTAGAGGTAAAAAATGGCAAAAGATGGTTCAAACATTAATGCGGGACGCTGTGACAATAGAAGTCCCTCCTGAACTAACGATATCCGGTCAATTCAAAGAGTTATTAAAGTCTTATTGCACAGGCCGTGTTCGAGCAATGGTTCCTGAAGAAATGGAACTTGGCAAGCCTTGGACAGAAAACGGCAAAACCTTTTTCAAAATGGATGGTTTAATGGAATTTCTAAAAAACAGGAGGTTCGATCACTACAGTGGGGTGCAGATTCAAGAACAATTAAGACAAATTAATAACGATGATAAGTGTAACGGACATCATGCCATTAAAAAAAGAGACGATAGTAGATCCACAATAAGAGTTTGGTGGGTTCCACAATTTGAAGAAACAGAAGTAAAACTAGATCCAGAGGAGTTCCAAGAGAATGACATCCCGTTCTAATAAATTACTAAAAGCAAAAGAAGTAGCGGGTATGCTTAATATTTCCGAAGCTGCCGTGTGGAAATGGACAAGTGAAGGCACTTTTCCAACTCCAATTAGACTTAGTGACAACCGGAAGCCAGCCACAAGGTGGGTTGAGAAGGATATAGAGGATTGGTTAGAGGAAAAGAAGGGTGGATAAATTAATCTTAGGCCCTCCTGGATGCGGTAAAACGTACACTTTAGTTCAGCATGTTAGAGAATATTTAGGCGCGGGAGGCTCTCCTGTTAAGTTGGGTATGGTCTCGTTTACACGAAAAGCTGTTGAGGAGATGTTAGATCGTCTTTGTTTAGAGTTTAACCTCAATAAAAAAGCTTTTCCTTATGTCAAAACAATGCACGCTCTTGGCAAGTCTGCCTTGGGTCTGGACAGTACAAAACTCTTGGGTTCAAAGGATTTTGAAGTAATCGGTAATAGTCTTGGTTTAGACTTTGAAGGCACTCCTAATTTAATGAATGATGGGGTTGTGATGACCACGGTAGGTGGAAACGCAGGTGAATATATGAATGTTATTTCCCGTTCACGTTTGCGGAAAGTAAGTTTATCTGACGAGTTAAACGTCTCTAATAATACAACGCTGCACTATGAGAAGTTAGTTCAAATATATGAAACAATACAAAACTATAAGAAAACATATAACAAACATGATTTTGAGGACATGATTGAACTTTATGTGAAATATGTTGATCCTCCAAAATTTGATCTTCTAATTGTAGATGAGGCACAAGATTTACTGCCTTTGCAGTGGGACATGGAGAAAAAGATGTCCTCATCAAGTAAACAGACGATTGTAGCAGGGGATGATGACCAAGCCATTCACAAGTGGGCGGGTGTAGACGTTGACTTGTTTATAAAAAGGTCAAAAAATATACATGTATTGAAACAATCATACAGATTACCTCAAAGTATTTGGAAACTTGCCGTTGATCTATCTAAGCGTATTTCAGTACGGTTGCCAAAAGAGTTCTTACCTAAAGATGAGTGTGGTCAGGTACATGCGATTTTGCATCTTTCTGATGCGCCGTTGGAGAAAGGGTCTTGGACCATCATGGCCCGAACCAATTCTTTTGCGAGAGATTTTGCAGAGGAACTTCGTGTATTAGGATATTATTATTCGTTAAAGAATGTCCCTTCAGTAGATCCAAAGCGAGTTATTACCATGAAAGTATGGGAGCGTCTTCAATCAGGAGATTCTGTTCCAGCTTTAGAATTAAAAATTTTCTTTGAGATAGTTCCAAAGCAGGGAGACCATAAAGTCGTTAAACGTGGAGGTAGAAAGCTCATTGAAGAATGTCCGATAGACGCTGCGTATGACTACTGGGAGTTAGTTAAAAATTTTAAATTAGTTGCTCCCAAGGAAGCAGATTCTTATCGCGTGGCAGGATTAGGGGAGCAAGAGAGAATTTATATTGAGTCTCTAGAACGTATGGGAGAAGATATTACACAGCCACCACGCATAAACGTCTCAACATTTCACGCAATGAAAGGCGGGGAGGATGACAACTGCATAGTTTATCTTGGCAGTACTTATGCTTGTGTAAATAACGATGATCAAGATGAGGAGCATCGAGCTTTTTACGTCGCGATTACTAGGGCCAGAGAAAATCTATATTTATTAGAGTCAAACAAGAAATACCGCTATGACATATGAACTTCCTGAAGGGCATGTGGCGATAAATTTTAGCGGTGGTCGTACAAGTGGGTATGAGTTAAATAATTTTGTCTCAAGACAAGGTGATTGGTTATTTGATGATGAGGCATATCTTTGTCAACAAGATCATGGAGAATGTACAGGATGAAAAAAGAACAAGCAATCTTAGAAGCTTTAGAGCTTATAAATGGAGAGAGAGCAGAAACTTACGGTGATGCTGACGAAATGTTTCATGATATTGCCGTGGGTTGGCAGGTTATAGCCAATTCTTGTAACGACCCAGATTTTGGGGTGGGTTTTGACGTAGCGCATGTGGCCCTTATGATGGACTGGTTAAAGACCTGTAGAATTTTAAAAAACTGGGGTCACAAAGATTCTTGGATTGATAAGTTAGGTTATACGGCTCTTGGTGCTGAGTCTGGTATAAGGGAAGAAAAAATAAAGCAGCCTAAGATTGGTGAAGTTATGACCAGAAAAATGGTAGACCAAATCATAGAAAACACAAAAAATGAAAAATCAGACAAATCTGTTTAAACGGCCTACTCAAGATAAAGATTTTCAAATCAAAAATGAAATGGATCTCATTGAGCAAGACTGGAATATTCCAAGCGAGTTTCCGGATCTACGCCATTGCAAAGAACTGGCAGTGGATTTAGAAACGTGCGATCCAAATTTAAAAGTGCTTGGACCCGGATGGGCTCGTAAGGACGGTTTCATCGTAGGTATCGCAATAGCATCCAATGACTGGAGCGGATATTTCCCCATAAGACATGAGCGGGGCCAGAACGTCGGTGCTAAAATGGCTTTGCGTTGGCTTAAACAGCACATGGAAACTCCTAACATTGACAAAATCATGCACAATGCCTCCTATGATTTGGGCTGGATGAGAGCCGAAGGCATCGAGGTGCAAGGTCGAGTCATTGATACGATGATTACTGGCGCATTAGTGGATGAAAATAGATTAAGTTACGCTCTTAATTCTCTTGGCAAGGATTATCTTGGAGAGACAAAAAACGAAAAGCTACTTCGCGCTGCGGCAAAAGAATTTGGAATTGATGCTAAATCACAAATGTATAAACTTCCCCCAAAGTATGTGGGTGCTTACGCTGAACAAGATGCCGCGTTAACTCTGCGTTTATGGCACTTTTTTAAAAATGAGATTTCTAAACAGGATTTAAAAAACATTTGGGAGCTTGAAACTGATCTCATACCAATGATGTTAGACATGAAGACTCAAGGTGTTAAGGTAAATGTCGATGGTGCAGAGAGAGCTAAAAAGTCTCTTCAAAATAAAGTAAAAACTTTACACTCGTTTATTAAAGAAAAGTCCGGAGTAACAGTAGAGCCTTGGGCCAGCGCCTCTGTCGCAAAGGTGTTTGACGCTTTAGGAGAACCTTATACACGTACAGAACAAGGCGCGCCCTCCTTTACTAAGCAATGGCTTCAATCACATAGTAACGAGGTCGCGCAAGCCATTGTAAGACTAAGAGAGTTTGACAAGGCAGACAGTACTTTTATAGACACGATTCTAAGGCATGAGACCAAAGGTAGAATACATGCTGAATTTCATCAATTACGCTCTGATGATGGTGGAACCGTTACGGGTAGATTTTCAAGCTCAAACCCCAATCTTCAGCAAATTCCTTCAAGAGACAAAGAGATTAAAAGTTTAATCCGTGGTTTGTTTATTCCAGAGAACGGTTGTAGATGGGGCTCGTTTGATTATGCGAGTCAAGAGCCAAGGTTGCTTGTGCATTTTGCTAATCTTATCGTAGAAAGTCCCTCCCTTACTGCAATTAAAAAAGCGTATGACGCAGGCACTGGAGACTTGCATCAAATGGTTGCCGATATCGCAGAGATTAGCAGGACTGAGGCAAAGACTGTAAATCTTGGTATCATGTATGGAATGGGCAAAGGTAAGTTAGCGGCACAACTTTCAATTACTAAAGACGAGGCAACGGATCTTCTGGACATCCATCACGAAAGAGTGCCTTTTGTAAAGGATCTTGCAAAAATGGCTAGTGACCGTGCGGGGGATGCAGGTTCTATCAGGACATTACTTGGTCGCAAGTGTAGGTTTGATTTGTATGAACCTAGATCCTTTGGATATAAAAAACCATTGCCATACGAAAGAGCCATGAAAGAGTATGGTCCGTTTATTCGTAGAGCTTTTACATACAAAGCATTAAATAAGTTAATT